AATTAGATAGACTTTTATTGCCTACAACAAATAATTTAACAACAGAAAATAAAGAAAATACTAGAAATAACAACAATAATAATAGAACTAATCAAAAGAATACTAAAAAAAATAAAAAGGTTTTAAAGAAAAAATCTAAGACTAATGTCTATTCAAAAACAAAAGATGAAAAAAAATGGCTACGTGGATTAGTTGAAGATGATTTAAGAGGATATTAATAGGAGGGTATATGATAGTTTCAAACAATGTTATTCCTAATCATCCTAAATTAATGGAATTGTATATTCTATTAAATACAAAAAGGGGAACAGTACCACTCCACAGAGATTTAGGTATAGATAATAGAATGATTGATAGACCAATAACAGTTATAAAAAATAATATTTTTAATGAGTTACAAATTCAAATAAGTAAGTATATAAAAGGACTTACATTGAATAATGTTAATTGCAAAGCTGTTGAAAATGGTCTTGAAATTGAATGCGAGGTTGAAATAGATGAAAGAATTTAATTTAATAGACTCTAATCCTGAAACAATTTTAGCTGATGCTCTAAGATTTCATGAAGAAATTACTGGTGAAAGATTAGAACTTTGTACAAAAGAAGCATATTTATACTCAACAGTTGCAGCATTATTATCAAACATAAAAGCAAATATGAATGATGTAGCAAAACAAAATTTCTTAAAATATTCAAGAGAAGAAAGATTAGACTTAAAAGGTAATTTTTATGGAGAAAGAGGAGCTAGATTAAAAGCTAACAAAGCAAGAACTACAATTAGATGTCATATCTCATCAGTTGTAGCAAAAGATGTTGTTATTGCAAAAGGTACAAGATTTCTTTATAAAAATTATATGTTTTATACAGAACAAGAGTACAAAATAAGAAGTGGGGAAACTTATGTTGATGTGATAGCTGTTGCTGAAATTGCTGGTAATTTAGGAAAAATATTAGCTGGTGAAATTAAAGAAATTGTTGATAGATATGAGTATATGAAAGAAATAACTAATATTACAGATGTGACAGGTGGTAGAGAAGAAGAGGAAGATGAAGAGTACAGAAGTAGATTAGAACTTATTCCTGAATCATTTACCACAGGTGGTTCAGAAGGCTCTTATGAATATTGGGTTAAGAAATCATCTAACCTAGTTACAGATGTCTTTATAAATAGTCCTAAGCCTAATTACATTGACATATATGTTGTGAATGGTTTAGAACACATATCACAAGAAGAAAAAACAAAAATAAAAAATTATATAGTTGAAAATAAAAATATTAAAGTTTTAAATGACCAGATAGAAATTAAAGACCCAATATTTTATGATTACAATATTGATTTAGATTATTGGGTTTATGATAGTTCGTTAGTATCGAAATCAGAAATAGAAAAAGAACTAACAAATTCATTAGAACAATATACTAAATCATTCAAAATGGGAGAAAGCATAAATTTACAGGACATTATAGATATTTCTAAAAATGTTGAAGGGATAAGAAGAGTTGAAATAAAATCACCTCAAACTTATAAAGGGCAGAAATTTCATTTAGCAAAATGTGGAACTATAAATATTTCTTACAAAGGAGCAGAGTCAAGATGAAAGAGCAAAATTTTATATATGATGTCACTAATATAAGAGACCTTGCCCCTGACATTTTAAAAAATGATAAAAAATATAAAGTTATATTAACGGTTATAGATGCACTTATCTCAAAACACATTGTTGCTAATATAGAATATTTAGAGTTTCTTGAAAGAATAGACACTATGACTGAAAAAGAAATTGATATGGTTGCAAAAGAATTAAGTGTAGACTTTTATGATTTCTCTATGTCTATTGAAGAAAAAAGAAAGGCTTGTAAATTATCTTTCCAAATACATTCTATAAAGGGAACAAATAAAGCTATTCAAGATGTTTTAAATATCTTTTATGAAAAAGCTAACATATTGGAATTTCCAGAATTTAATGGGGATAATGGAACATTCAAAATAGAAATTATGGGAACAACTAAAAATAACCTAGATATTATGATAGATAGGATGGAAAAGACAAAAAAGAAATCACAACATTTAACAGGAATTACTTTTAAAAATAACTCTATATCTCCTTTATATATGGCAACACATATGAGATATGGAACAAAAGTAATACTATATCCACAACCAAGTTACTTCTATCTTAATAATCTAAATTTGGTAAATAAAAATGGAAAATATACTTTAGAAAAAAGAGGTGAAAGAAATGGCTGATTTTAATAGTCACATCATTACAAATGCTGGAAGAAACCTTTTAGCAAGAGCATTAGCTGGGGAAGGTAAAGTTCTATTTACCAAAGCAGCATTTGGAGATCAAAAACATTCAGGAAATTTAAGAGAAGTAACTGAATTAAAAAATAAAAAACTTGATTTAAATGTAATGAATATAAGAAATGATAATGGTACTGCTGTTTTAACAGTACAAATATCAAATGAAAATGTAGAACAATCTTTTCAAACAGAAGAATTTGGGGTATATGCAAAAATTGAAGGAGATATAACAGAAATCCTTTATTCATATACAACAGCTGTATCTGCTGATACTTTTCCAAACAACAGATTAGGAAAAACATATGAATCTATTCAAGATATCTATATGGCTATTTCAAGTGATATAGAAGCTGAAATATATGTAAGAGATGGTGTTATTTATTTAACAAGAGATATTGCTAACCAAGTTTATACAGAAACAGGATTAACAGCTGTTGGTACTTTGAAAGGAAGAAATAACTTAGAAGCAGATAAACAATACCTAGCAGATAATGGACATTGGTATAAAAATATTGGTGGAAATAGAACTTGGGAAGCAACATCAGGAACTCCTGATGAACAATTAATTCCAATAACTTGGAAATACTTATATGAAAGTCTTAATAATAAAGAAAATCAATTAATACAAAATCTTAATGGAATTTTAGGACAAAATAACGGAGAGTTTCCTGTTGAACAAGCAGTAGCAGGAAATATATATTATTTCCCAAGAAATCAAAAATACTACTATTGTTTAAAAAGCCAAACTAGTAGAGTGAGTGTTCCAAATGCAGATTTTGAAGAATTGTCTATTTATCAAAATCGGAAGAAATTGGAAAATTTGTCAACTTTTAAAATTCAGGAACTATACTCAACACCTGCTGGTGTCAAATTTACTATATTTCAGTATGGCAGTTTAATTCTTATAGCTGCATATACATATGGTGCTGAAAAATTAAATTATGGAACTTCATATAAATGCAACTTACCTTATGATTGCTACAATACAGCAACAGCTATAACAGGAAATAATGCAAGTAGTGGACAATTTAGCTTGGTTAATAATATTTTAATAGTTAATTCTACTGATAATCAAGTACCCCTTAAAAATACATTTATGGGGCAATTAACAACTTTTTTAAAATAAAATTTAACTTAACTATTTACAGATAAAATTTGTGCAATGAAATTATTATCTGCTGTAGAATTTGTAACAGTAGAATGAGTAATTGTTATTACATTATTTTTAAAACTTAAAACAAATTCTCTTGTATCAGAAGTTATACCTACTGTAAATGCGATATCCCTATTTCTTATAATTTCTGTTCTTAATATGATTGGAGTAAAATAGTAAAAATTATTATCATCACCATAATTTATTCCTATTATTTCTATAAATTTAGAGTTACTAGGAATTGTCCCAAGTGTCTGCCCTTTTGTTGCAGCTCTACCCTTAAAAATTTCAGAATATTTAAATAAATTTTCCACAGTGGAAAATTTCATTAAAGTTAAAAATAATAAAATATTTACAATAGGTAATATTTGTATAGAAACCATAAACTGTACCCCTAATATAGCAGGGGTTAGAACTGTAAAAATTGAGAGTGACTTTAAAAATATATTTAGTATATTTCTAACTGGATATATCACTGAAGGTCAAACAGAAGAACACCTTATGCGACAAGTAGTTCATGATTATTATTCTAAAATAGTAGCAACTAAACAAGTTAGATTATATGCTGCAGGAAACCAGTCTATAGAACTAACTATAATAGGAACTATTTAAAAATTTTAATTCCTTAAGAGTATAAAGAAATCAACTTTGCAAATACCATTTTGGACATTTCCACTAGTTGCATCTAGAGTAGAAAAGTCTAAATTATCTCCAGTATGTATAACTGCAACAGAACAATTATCTTTTTTAGCAGTAG